GTCCGGGACGGGCGGCTCGTGCGGAACGTCGCCGAGGGTGTGCCACTCCCCCGGCAGGTGAAGGCGCCGCCGCGGTTCCTAACCCCGGCCGAGCTCGAGGCGCTGGCGGGCGCGTGTGATGACGACCTGCCGGTGCGGGTGCTCGCGATGACCGGGATCCGGTTCGGCGAGTTGACGGCGTTGCGGGTCGGGCGGGTCGATCTGCTGCGGCGTCGCCTGCACATCGAGGAGAGCGCGTCGGAGGTCGGCGGCCGGCTGGTCTGGTCGACACCCAAGAGCCACGCGGCGCGGGCGGTGCCGCTCCCCCGGTCTCTCGTGGACCGGCTCGCGGAGCGGTGCGCCGGGCGCGCCGAGGATGAGTTGGTGTTCACGGCGCCCGAGGGTGGGCCGCTGCGGCTCGGGAACTGGCGGCGGCGGGTGTTCGACCCTGCGTGCCGCGCCGTGGGCCTGCAGGGCGTCACCCCGCACGATCTGAGGCATGCCTACGCGTCGCTGGCCATCGCGTCCGGGGCGACGGTGAAGGACGTCCAACGAGCGCTCGGCCACGCGAGCGCAGCAATGACGCTTGATCTCTACGCCGTGCTCTGGGAGGACGGCTTGGACGACGTCGCGGACCGGCTCGACGCTCTGGTTACCCGGTCGTTACCCGAAGGTCGTGTGGTGGGGATCGAACGGCCGGGCCGGAAGACCCGAACCGGCCGCTGACCTGCGGCGATGTTGCGTGGGGCGGGTGGGACTTGAACCCACGACCGACGGATTATGAGAACGCTGCGGGCGGGTTCCTGACCTGCGGCGATACTCCCGATACCCGTTCTGACCTGCGCTTTTCCTAGTCAGACGTTGCCGATCGTTGCCGACCGTGGTGCATCTCCCGTTACCCGGGGGTTACCCCGCGGTGTACCGTGCCCCGTACAAGTCGGGCCCGCCCGGAGCTGTGAACTCCGAACGGGCCCTTGATCCCCTCAGCACGGAGGAGACCCATGGAGCACGCTACCCACCACACCTGGTGCATCGAGCACGTCCAGGAGACCGGCGCCTGCACCGGCGAGCGGCGCATCATCGGCCCGGGCGTCACCGCGTGGCTCGCCGGCCAGCCGGACCGGACACCCACCGTCGTCGTGGACACCGGCGACCCCATCGAACTCGCCCCGGATCAGGCTGCGTTCCTCGGCCGCAACCTGATCGACTTCGCGGGTCAGGCCGGGCAGTGACCGGGCAGCCCGACGACTACGACCGCCTCCTGGTGATCGCGATGGAGGTGGGTCGGGCGCGGACGACCCTCGACCTGCACGACGGTGGCCGGGACTGCCCGGCGACGGTGGAGGATCTGCGGGGCAGCATCGACCGGATCGAGGCGGCTGTGCGCGCCTCTTGGAAGGGGTGACATTTCGTCACCCCCCCTGCGTCACGAGGCTCCTACAGGACACGGTGTCCTGTAGGAGCCTCCGTCGTTTCAGGCGGGTGGGTCGTTCTCCAGTTGGTAGACGGCGAGGACACCGGCGACCGCGGCGCCGCAGGTGACCCATGCCTGCCAGGGGTCGGGGAGGACACCTTGGGCGACGATGACGGCGGCGGCGGCGGCGAGGGCGCCGAGGGCCTTCCGGATCTGCCCGAGGGTCACGGGGCGGCCGTCACGTCGAGGGACCCCAGGACGGCCCGGACGGCGTCCGCACAGGCCTGCCGGACAGCCTCTGGGGTGAGGGTGCCGGTGGGTGTCTGCTGCAGCGTGAGCGCCGCCGCCAGGGCTACGGCGAGCGCGTTGACGTCGACGGTGGGGCGGGCGGCGAGCGACGCGAGACGTCGGTAGTTCCGTTGGGAGGCCATCGCCTGCGTGGTGCGGGTGCGCCCGTCGGCCTCCAGTTCGGAGCCGACGGGGTGGGCCCAGACAGCGGCGGCGATCTCTGCGGGGGTGGGCATGAGGGACTCCTCGAGATGCCAGGGCGACGGGTCGTCGCCGGGCGGGGCGGGTTGGACGGACACGTGCGTGTGCTTGTCGTGGGGGTTGGTGCCGGTGTAGGGCCGCCACGTCCACGCCGGCGTACTGGACGTCGGGTAGGACGAGAACATCCGGGACGAGCGGATCACGTACTTGACGCGGGGATCCCGGGTGGCGCGGAGGTGCTCGGCGAGTAGGTCGGCGACGTTCCCGTCCGGGCCCACCCATGCGGTGCAGTCCCACGCCCGGACGACGCCGTCGGCGTCGGGGTTGTGGTCGGACGTGCGGGCCTGGTGGGCGGGGTCGCCGAGGGTGCCGTCGGACAGCTTCGACCGGTCGGGCCACAGGGCGTCGACCTCGGCGCGGAGCGTGCCCAGCGCGCCGGCGAGGGTCCAGGTGGTCACAGCAGGCCCACGAGCTTCCCCGCGGCCCCGCCGACGGCGGCCGCGGCGCCGACCATCAGCCACTTGGTGCGCTCCAGGTCGCGGAGCCGACCTTCATGGTCGGACAGGTGACCGAGGGCGATGTCGAGCTTCGTCTTGATCTCGATCAAGAGGTCGCGCATCGACTCTTCGGTCATCACCCGGTCCCCTTGAATGTGAGGGTGGCGCGGGGCCGCATCGCACCGGAAACGACGGTGGCGAGCGCGGCGCCGGAGTCCTGCCAGCCGCGGATCTCGATGTAGTCGGCGGCGAGGGTGGCCAGCACGAGGACCTCGGGGAGGAGCACGGCGACGAACCCGGTGCCGGCGTTCGGGTTCGCCAGGTAGGAGCCGTTGACGTCGGTGCCGTTCAGGGCGCACGTGATCCGTCGGGTTCCGGTGGCGTTCCCGGCGAACGGGATGACGGCGGTGACGCCCCACCAGCCGAGCTTCTTCCCGATCACGAACCGGGTGTTCAGGGTGACCGGGTCGTGGATGTCGAGGGTGTCGATGACGTCGGTGTCGAACGTCATCGCGGTGAACGTGGCCGTGGCCGGCGACTGGGTCGCGGACATGGTGGCCTGGGTGAACGCGGGGATCAGGTCGGTGGCGTCCACCTTGGCCCCGGCACGGATCGTCATCGTGGCTCCTTCACAGGCCGTAGAGGGCGGGGTCGTAGAGGGCGATCGGGGTGCCGGCGGTCTGCGCCTTCACCACGCCGTTCACGGACCGGACGACGGTGAACGTCTGCGGGCTGGCCGCACCGGCGACGGCGGTGACGGTGACCCGTTCACCGGCGACGAGCAGGTCGAAGCTGCCGTCGACCGACGTCCACAGCGGCAGGATCGGGACGGCCACCGACCAAGACGTCGCGCCCGACGTGGCCGACGACGCGAGCGTGCTCGAGTCGTTGGACCAGCGGTCGGTCGGCTCGTTCCAGAAGCCGGCGCGGTACGGGCGGGCGGGGGTGCAGTTGAACTCGATCCGGTGATGCCACGGGTCGATCGTCTCGACGGTGCCCTGGACGATCTGGGTGACGGGCAGCGGCGGCAGCCACACCGGGATGCCGGTGACGTCGAGGCGGTCCCCGAGGTCGACGGTGAGGATCTGGCGGGTCAGCGAGGCGTTCGCCAGGAACGTCGGGTGCGCCAGGTCGAGGCCGATGACGGGCCAGCGGGCCTCGTCGGTGGTGCCGAGACGGACCCGCCACCCGGCCTGCTGGACGCACTGGACGTCCGCCGCGAGGGACAACGTCACGTCCTCGTCGTAGATCCCGACCCCCGCCGGCGGGTCCAGGGTCGACAGGGCCCCGTCGGTCTCCTCGACGGTCGCGGAGCTGCCGCCCTCGCGGGTGACGGTGACCTTGTTCCGGGTGCCCTGGTCGTCGTCGACGGGCTCGAAGGGGAGGAGCAGGTTGTCGGTGTAGGCGATCGTCACCGCGGGCGTCTGGCTGTACTGGGCTTCCAGGGTCCGGTAGGCGAGGTCGTCGGACGTGCGGGGCTCGTACAGGATCCCGCCGTCGGCGTCCACGCAGGCATGCAGCAGGGTGACGAGGTCAGCGCGGCCCTGCGCGCCGAGGGCCGTGCCGCCGCCGCCGATCCCCAGGACGGCGACGGTGACGGCGTTCTCCCCGGCGAGCCGCTTCACCCGTGCGGCGGCCTTCTCTGCCGTGTACCCGGCGAGCACTGCGGCCGAGACGTCGAACAGTGTGGTGATCGCCTTCTCGACGGTGACGTGCCCTGCGGCGACCCCGGCCAGGGCCGTCTTGTTCGGGTTCAACTCGACCGACGTGACCGCGCCGAGGGTAACCCCGGTGAATGTCCCGGTGCCGGTCGAGCCGCCCGCAGCACCGACCTCGAACGTCGCGAACGTCCAGTTGATGTTCCCGCCGGACTGGGTCAACTCCAGGGAGCAGCGGAGCTTCTTGCCGTCGACGGCCAGGGCGTAGGTGTTCGTCCCGACGGACGTGCCGGCGTCGGTGAACGCCTCGACGGTGATGCCGCCGCCGGTGTTGTACCGGACGTCCGCCCAGCCGAGGGTGCCGCTGCCCCGGACCCGGGCCAGGACGGCGCCGGTCGGGGTGCTGGCCGGGATGCGGGTGATCCACCGGACCTGCCCGAACCCGGTGCCGGTGTAGGACGGCACGAGGCCGGTGAGCCGGCCCGACTCCAGGGTGACGATCGGCGCGGACGCGACGAACCCGGTGTAGCCGGCGTTCGTCGGGGTCCCCGACACGACCATGCCGCGGCCGGTGGGCGGGACGGCGGCGGTGTAGGTGGAGGCGTTCTCGAGGTCTTCCACCGGCCAGTACGCGACGAGGTTCGTCCCGATCTTCGACAGGGTGCGGTACAGCGCGGACCGCAGCGGCGATGAGCCTTGCCCGAGGCGGCGCAGGACACCCGCGCATTCGATCGGGGTGGACGCGGCGGCGGCGCCCGTCTTCGTCCACCGCTGCGGCCAGGCGGTCACCTCACCCCAGAACCGGTAGTGCCGGTTCCACAGCTGCGCGGCGCCCTGCACCGTCCACGTGTTGCCGGCGCCGTCGGTGAAGCTGGTGGCGCCGTTGGCCTGGCCGGTGAAGACCGGGTTCGCGACGACGGTGCCGCCGATCCCGGACCGGACCTCCAGGGCGTAGACGTCGGCCGGGCCGGCGCCGGTGTAGGCGCGTGACTCCAACGCGGTGGTCCCGTTGAAGATGGCCGTCGTCCCGGCCTGCACGACCGGGTCGCCGAGCTGCGTCCACGTCCCGGAGATCGTGTCGGACGTGTAGAACGTCGCGGTCCGGCCGGCGGCGCCGTTGTCGACGTCGAGGGTGACCCGGATCGCCTTCCTGCCCACGGTGCCGCCGCCGACCGCCCGCGTGGCGACGATCTGCCGGTACACCGACCCGGCGTCGTACCACTCCATGCCCGGGAACCCGTCAGAGGTGATGTACAGGCCGTAGCTGGTGGACTTGCGGATCCCGACGTAGGCGGACACCAGCGGTCGCCACGACGGCATGTCGACGTCGACCCGCAGGTCGATGTCGCCGGTCACCGACGTGGCCACCGAGTCCGGGCAGGAGAAGAAGTCCGTCACCGCGTCCTGCACGAGCCTCGGCTGGCCGAGCGCCACCCACGACCGGACCGGGGTGTTCCGGGCGATCAGCCCATACAGGCTGCTGTTCGGGTTCCGCGGGCTGTACTTCCCCGTCGGGTTCTTCAACCGGCACGTCATCCGGGCCGGGTCGACGCGGGCGCCCTCGTCGGACCGGCCCCGGACGATGGTGATCCCGTCGTCGCTGATCTCCGACCAGGGGACCGCCGTCCACACCCCACCGATGTACAGGTCGACGCCGAAGAACGCCGCCGGGAACGGCGACAGGTCGCCCATCAGGCCCGACCCAGGACGGCCTGGACGTTGCCGCCGGCGACCCGGACCCGCTTGCGCATGGCCTCGAAGACGGCGTCCATCACCGGGTCACCGGTGGCCTCGAACGACAGGATGATCGGCTGCTGCGCGGCCCCGGGTGCGGTGTCGACGCGGATCGTGGCGTCCCCGGCCAGGCCGGCGGCGAGACCGCTGGACGCGGTGAGGCTGCCGGTGAACCCGCCGAGGGACGCCCGGACGGCCGCGTACCGGGACTCCAGGCCGTCGAGGAACCCGCCGACGACGAGCTGACCGGACTTGCGGAGGATCTTGCCGTCGCGGCTGGCGGGCCCCTTCCAGTCCGGGAGTAGGTTCGTCAGCTGGCGGAGCTTGGCCCGGACGGCCTCGAACTTCTCCTCGATCCCGCGGATCAGCCCGTTGACGATGTTCCGGCCGGCGTCGGTGAGCAGGGTCTTCACCCCACCGAACACGGCCTTGATCTTCCCGGGGATCGAGCGGACGAACGCGACGATCTGACCGAAGTGGGTGACCACGAACCGGACGGCGAGGCCGACCGGTCCCGTGATGATCGCCAACAGGAGCGGCCAGTTCGACTTGATCCATCCCCAGACGGCGCGGATCACCCGCAGCGCCCCCGAGAACGCGGCATTCACGATCCGCCGGAACGTCTCGGACCGCTTGTAGGCCACCACGATTGCCGCGGCGAGCCCGACCACCGCGAGGATGATCAAGCCGATTGGGTTGGCGGTAAGGACGACGTTCAGGACCGCCTGGACGGCGGCGTAGGCGGTGGTCGCGATACGGATCGCCGCAAGGACCGTGTTGTAGATCTTCAGGGCGACGACGATGGCGAGGATCGCGGCGCCGAATGTCTGCACGACCGGGTTCCCCAGGAACCCAACGAACGCCTGCAGGGCTGCACCAGCCGACTTCAGCCCGGTCTGGATCGCAGGCAACGCCTTGTCGACGAAGAAGGTCCCGAACCGGTCCAGGAACGGCAGCGCTTTCGTGGCCAGCCCTTCGGCGAACCCGTCGAGAGCGACCTTGGCGCGGGTCAGGCCGTCGGCGGTCTTCGTCGCGGCGCCCTTCGCGTTGGTCTCGATCCCGGCAAGGAGCACCTTCTGCGCCTCGGCGAGCTTGCCCTGCTTCACGTAGTTCTGGATCTGCTGCTTCTGCTCGGCGGTGAAGCTGACCCCGGACTTGGACAGCGCGGTCAGGCCCTTGATCGGGTTGTCGAGGGCCTTCCCGAGACCGATGATGTTGCCCTCGGCGGACCCGATCCCGGCGGCCTCCAGGTCGAACGCGGCCTGCGTGGCCCGCCGCATCCCCTCCGCGCCGAGGGTGCCCTTCCCGAACGCGGCCGGGAACGTCGACAGCTTGTTGACAACCTTCAGGATGTCGTCGTCGTCCTTACCGATGGCCTTGCCGTAGTCCTCCGCGAACCCGGTGGCGTCCTTGAACGCCACCCGGGCCGCGCCGCCCATGTTCTTGATCTGGGACTCAAGGACGCGGTGGATCTGCGCGGACTCCCTGGCACCCGCGATCGACCCGGCGAACATCGCGCCCAGGGCGACCCCGGCGCCGGCGGCGGCGACCCCGAGACCGCCCTTCAGGACGCTGCCGAGCCGGCTGCCCTCCTTGCCGACGGACTGCATCTCGGCGCGGGCACGGGCCGCGTTCGCGAGGATCGCGATCCGGATCGCCGCACCCATGCCGTCACCTCTTCCTGTTCGCTTCCTTGACCAGTGCGTTGCGCTGCTGTCGGGTCAGCGCCAAGTACTGCCCCGGGGTGTATGCCAGGCCGGTCTGGACGACGAGGTTCGCCCACGCCCGGTCACGCCGGAGCGTCAGGCTTCCCCCCGGCCGTCCACCTCGAGCCCGTCGGTCGGAGACCTGTCCGCGAACGAGCCCATGACGTCCTTCAGGGACATGCCCATGGCCGTGTGGTAGGCGGCGGTGGCGTCGGACCCGTTCTCCCGTAGGGCCTTCACGAACACCAGGGCGCGGGTCGACATCGTCGCGGACAGGTCGCCGACCTCCTTCCCGAACTGCCTCTGGATGGCGATCTCGTCGAACCCGGTGAGGGACTCGGCGGACTCCTCGACGGTGGGCAGATCTGCGGTGTTCTCGCTCATGCCAGTCCTCTCCTGCGGATCGCGGCCGTGATGGCCTGCTCCAGTTCGTCGAGCGCCCGGGGGCGCATCGCGTCATCGGCCTTCTGCATGAACAGCGCCGGACCGATCTTGCGGGCGGGCCACCCATAGTTGATCGGCCCGGCGTAGGGCACCCGGGCCCGGCCGGCGGTCACCACCGCCTTCGACTTGGCCCGGTTCCCCCGGATGCTCGCGGCGAGCCGACCGGTCCGGTGCGGCGCGAACGACGACGCGAGTCGGGCACCCTGCGCCGCGATCGAACCGAACGCGTCCTTCAGATCCTCGACGTCGAGGCCCAACTGTTCGAGGTCCCGGGTCAACCGGCCCAGGCCCTCGACGCGGACACCGCCCTGCAGTGCCATCGGTCAGGCGATCTGCAGGGTCGGCTTGGCGGTGGTCTGCCACTCGACCTCGGTGGTGAACACCGCCGTCGCACTCTTGTCGGCCTCGCCACCGACGAAGTCGCCCTCCGGTTCGACGATGACGACCGACCCGACGAACCGGGGCTGCGTCGCGGTCGGGGTGCCGCCGGCCGGACGGCCTGCGGGCCAGACCTCGTAGGGCGCGGTCTGCCCGGCCTCGTTCCACGCCTTGTACCAGAGTGCGACGGTGGCCGAGTCCTGCCGCAGTGTCATCCCGAGGGTGTACTTCCGGGCGCCTCCGGCGGCGGCCTCCGTGAACGTCACGAAGTCGCTGTCCGACTCCTCGGTCTTGATCCGGACGTCGCTCACCTCGGCGGTGTAGTCGGCGAACGTGCCGGGGACGGCCTGCGTCGCCAGCCGCAGGACGAGGGCGCGGGTTCCGAAGACGGGCATCTCAGTCGACCTCCAAGGTCATGGTCAGGGCCAGGGCGTACAGCGGTGCGGCGGCGCCGACCACGAGGGCTTGCGCCTCCAGGGCGACGTCGGCCGCCGGGAGGGTCTTCGTCGCGGCGTCGAGCAGGGGCACGCCGTACTGCTCGAGCAGCGTCTCCGCCTGCCGCTCATCGGCGCCGAGGACCACCACCGCGGTGAACGTGGCCGCGCACCCGGAGAACCGGGACGGCCGCAGCCGGGTGATGACCACCCACCCGTCGTGCAGCCGAAGACCGGCGA